TTTTCAGTCATGTTATGAAAGTAGAGTTAGAATAGGAGAGTGTTTCATAACAGCGCATCTTCCAAGTTAGCACGCTTTTCTACGATAATATCATGTAAGGCTTCAACAAGGTCATTCATGTCAAATTCCAAGGCATCAAGAAACTCATACACATCTAGCTTAGCCACAATTTGTGCTTTCAAATCATCAAGGGCATTGCTCATACGAAACCAATCTTTCGTTTGATTTCTTCTTTAAAGGGCACCCCGTCTTTGTTTACAATGTTTTTCTTTTCTTCGTCCACATCAGAAGAAAGAAAATAGATACAGCCTTGTCCCTTACTATCTGCATCCCAATATAATTCTAAATTATCTGATGGAAAGATAGTTTCATTATTCACGTTGATGTTCCATTGCTTCATCAAGCATATTCATTTGTACCCATTGATGGTGTACTCCTGTGAGGGTTACATGGGGTTCTTTCTTAGCTTCTTCTGTTTCTACTAGCTTCTCTAAGAAATGAATGGCTTTCTTAATGTCATTAATACCTCCCTTGTCTTGCCATCGTGCAATGTACTTAAGGGCCGTGCCTTCTAGATAACCAAGGTTCCATGCAAGGACAACATCCCAAGGCTGAATGTCACCATACTTTTTATAATGGTCTCCAGCAATTTGTTTATTATTAGCCGACAATACGTTCTCCTACATTTAAATTGTTTTTATAACGGTGAGCAAAAACTTTAGCATCATCTAAGGATGAGAAAGAAGCAATATCTTCGTATGCCTTCCCAAAAACTTTAGATGGATTATAAGCATTTTGATAAGCCGTTGCACCATTCCAACTATCATCCTGCACTACATAAAGAACACTTTGATTAAGTGGATTTGTACGTTCAATGATTCTCATACTTTAATATTCTCTCCATTAAATGTTAGAACAATAGTAGGCTCAAAGATATATGAATTGTCTTTACCGTAGCCCATTTGATGGGAGGCATATCCTTTTAGTTGCACTGCAATGTCTTTAGCTGCTTGTTTAGCAATATTGTCTGCTATAGGTTTAATTCGGGCATAAATAGCATCTTCAATAGTTTTGACTATATTCTTAGAAACCATATCAGCCATATCAGGCAGATTAAATGTACTTGCCATATTTCTTCTCCAAATATTGAAGGGGCACTGTAACTAAATCAAACTCCCCGTTGTTCACAGAATGAAGCATTAAAATCCCACGCCAGTGGGCATTGGCTTGCGGACCTAGATACTCCTCTTCATGGGTATAACAAGAGCCGGCTGTAATGGAGGTTAACCTACGTCCATCAGCAGAATACCCCATAGCTACATCTAAACCCTGCCTGTGCCCACAAACAGTGGACATATGCTTCTTGCTTAGAGTGAGAGCAGCACTGCCCACAGGACGACCAAGAGGACCGGAGACAAAATAGTGAGAGAAAGCCACACCACCGATAACCACAACTTCAAGGAATGGATAAACTTCCCACCCATATTCTTTATACTTAAGATCATCAGTGGAAAGCACTCCTTCTAGTTTTGCATCGTTGTTAACTGCCTTGTCAATACGGGCACAGTGGTTTCCTAAAGTTAAAACCATTCTAGGTTTATACTGCTTCTTATTTTGTTTCTTCTGGCGATGATTGTAGTCTTGCATAGGGGCTAGTAGATATTCCATACCCCTATGGACAGCTTCAATATCTTTCTTGTAACGCCTGCCCTCAAATGATTTTTTGCCTATATCATAGGAGCTTAATGAGGGCATATCAGCAAAATCCCCTATCTGAACAATTACATCAGGCTGTTTGTCTACTAAGTAAGACCCCACATGGGATAGGTAAGATAGGTCAACACCATCCTTAACCTGGCAGTCAGGAATTACACAGATTTTTTGTGTGTCGGGCAATAGAACCTCGCTTAGAGTTTTCTGAATGAGTAACCCACTCCATATTAGAGAGTAGGTATCCTTGAGAGGAGTCTACACGATCTACACTAGGAGCAAGACGGTGTTCATAATTAGCTTCTACATAATCATTCCATAAGGCTAGAAAGTTTGGATTATCTTTTGCCCAACTGTAGAAATCTTCTTTGGGAAGAAGCTCTTTGCCAACATAAAGATGAGCTTTCTTATACTGAATACCAGTCACACGAGACTTCATGTTACGATACATTCGCATTAGAAAACCACTAATTGTTTTCTCATACACTTTTGTATGAGTATTTCCATTAGCTTTTCGATACTCTCGTTGGTAAGCCAGTTTATCAAAGGTCAATGTACTTGCTCCTCATCATCAGGTGGAGGGAAGTTCATATAGTCGTCTTCATCCTCAATGATTTGCATTGGTAGGGCACCAGCTTCCATAAGAGTGTTTAAACCTACAGCGAGTACATACTCATGTTCTTCTGGAGATAGAGTGCCCTTGAAGGTTACTTCACCTTTTTTCGTCTTGATCACTTTTTTTACATCCATTTGATTCCTTTCCGTTCTTGTCCTTCATTGTAGGACTTAATTTTATGGCACGATTTACATACAACTTGTAGGTTATCCTTAGAACAAAATAATCTAAGTATATAATCATCCCAGGTTGAAAATCCTTCGGGCGGGATAACAGGGTTTTTATGATCAATTTCAACCTCCTTAGCAGGAAACTCACCTTCACAGAGAGCACATAGATAATGTTTACCCTCTCTGTTTGTCTTGGTGTTTAGCCTCTGCCCTACATATGCCTCAGATAACGTCTGAAATTTAGGAGGGTAACGTCGTGTGCCAGAACGTAGCACAGAGATAATAAAAGCCTTTAAACGTCCTTCTGTCCAGGGGGTTGCCAGAATTTTCCTTCCTCTTTTAGAATATGTAGAAGCTGTGCATTCCGGTGCAAAGTTTCCTGAGTTTCAATATGACTGTTATTTTCATTATGATTGTAGTAAATCTCATATACATAGAGATACATATCATCTTCAAGAGTCATACTGTCAATTGGCTCTTGCAACTTAGCTACAAACTTAGGACAGGAACTCCGCAGGGCACCATCAAAGCCTGGAATGTTATCACTCTTATCTCCAAGCACAAGCTGTTTATAGAACGTCCTTAAACCATCCAGAGGAGAAACAAGTTTAAACTCTTGTGTAACCCAATTGAAATGGTGACCCGGAATCATAAGCATATCTTTGTCCAAACTACAAATACGACTAGCACCGTCATACTTGGTTTGTGCAATGCCTAAAGCATCATCTGCCTCGTAGCCATTTACAATGTTAGCACCATATTGTGTGACAAGTAGTTCTCGACAGTCTTCCAGGTATGTTGGTTTAGCTTTATCCTTTCGATTGCCCTTATACTCAGGATAGATGTTATAACGGAAGTTGTCACTACCTCCTAAATACCCTTCTATTTCTGTAGTGTTTGTAGCAATGCAGATACGTTCAATCATATCGTGAACACGCCACAAAGCAACTTCAGGAGGTTCTAGAAAAGGTTTAGCTTTAGTGGGCTCACAACTAGCGGATGCTCTATAAGCCACTAAATCCATGTCCAATAAGTTGACCATTATTGTTTCTTAATCACTACTCCGATACATAGTTCTTTGGAGGGACGGATAGCACACATTGCCTCAAGAGCAGGGACATTCTTAGAAATAAGTGCTTCTACTGCCTTATTGTCTGCCACATTATTTGCATAACCAAATGCGAAACAAACTGCAAAGAAAGCAAGGATACCGAAAATAAAAGCAAGACCTTCGTCCATAATTATACCTTTTGAATAGTAAAGCCATATTGGCTGTAAGTGTCGCTGTAAGACCCGTGTAAGCGAGTCACCAGACGACGCACATACTTCTTAGCTGCCTGATAACTCTCAAATGTTTTGGTGTTATACCGTTTACAATAAGCTTGTGAATAATACTTTGGAGCTAATACAGGAGCAATAGGTTTAATTGCCTGATTCATCATGATTTTGTACAACTTACATTACCTCCACATCATCAGGCATATCGAACAAATCTTTCTTAACTACTGCTTCAGGTGTTTCCATTACATAGGCCACCAAAGCATCAGCAAGGGCCAACACAGTTTCAGTAGCAGGAGGAGACTTAGCACCCACAGTAAGTAGGTTAATTGCACCAGAGAGGCTTGACTGTTTAATGATGTACCGTTGCTTGATTGCACGCTCTTCCGGGGTTTCATATGTACTTTTTACCTGCACTGATTTGTTGATAGACCCGGCCCCCATAATAGCACCAGCCATATTACTCTGAGCAGCTACCTCTGTTCCCGGAGCAGCTTGTACACAGCTTGTCCAGTCGTTGAAGCCGGCTGCATTCTTCACAACAGTAACCTCAAACACATCACCTTGCTTGGCACCACTGAGGGCTTTAAAGGCCGCTTCCTGAGCACCGAAGGGCATTAGCTTCTTCGACTCAATCTTACCGAATGTAAGGTTCTTAAAGGCAATTTCTAGTTGTTGATAAGGCTTGTTAGCCTTGGAGATAAGAGTAACCACTGAGGTTGATAGCACTTGAATTTGCATTGTTTATTTCTTTCTTTAAAAGGGGTGGATGGTGTTGGAATCGAACCAACTACTGCGGACCTTGTCGGCTTCCCTCTCTCCGTTTGGGGTACCATCCATTGAAGAGGCTGGAGGAACATCTTTTAGTTCCGAAGCCTCTATTGTACACTATTGTAAGGCGGCTGTCAAGGGGCTTTGAGTGTGTCAAGAATGTTTTCTATAGCCGCAGAGGGCGCATATTCCCAATCATAGTGCTGAGCTTCATTGAGAGTAGCTTCTACAGCATTGTTCCAACACACTTTCATCCATCGTTCGAGGCGTTCTGGTTGAATCGCACCCACATCTACTTCTCGTTCTAGGTCTTCTAGAATACGTTCACTAGTAATGTGAAAACCTACAAGACCATTGTACCACTGGTAGAAGGCGTTGCCTTCTTCTTCACTCGACATATTTAATTTCCTTCATGTTTTTCATATCCATACCTGCTTTGGCCTCACAGGCCAAAGGTACCTTCCAATCATAACCAAAAATGTTCTTAATGTTCTTAGGCAAGTCTCTAAACACTTCATGAAACATTTGTACAAGCGGCTCTACATAGGCCTTAGGTGCATCCAGAACAATTGAGTCATGGATAGTAGACAACAAGAGAGTCTTGTCGATGTACGGGCTCTTTTTAAGCCTATTATTAAAACTCACTCTTGCTAGGGCCATAACATCGTGACCTGTACCCTGTGTGGGGTAGTTCACAGCTTTCGTCACAGGAAGCTCCAGTTCCCCTTTGTAGTTGGTTACCCAAGGGATGAGCCACTCTCGCCCCATAGGTCCGATTAGGGGCTTTCCTGAGGCTATTAATGCTAGGTTGGTGTCATACAGCTTGTCAATGCCTTTGTACTTGGAATAAAACTTCTCACCTACAGCATCCCAATATTTAACGGATGTTGAAACGTGCATGAAATCAGGATCGACTGTAAAGGCATAACCTTTACCCCTATTAAACACTGTACGAAAGAGATAGATTTTTGCTATTAGCCTACTTGGTAAACCAAACGCTGCTTGGTTTAGGGAGTGGGTATCTTCTTTGTTCAGTATTTCTTTAAGGGCTGTGGGGTCTTGGCTTAGTTCAGTTACTACGCGCCATTCGGGCTAAAGCCCTGCGGCATCAGCAGAGATTAACACAGGGCAAAACTCCTCCACGAGCTATGCTCGGGCGTCTGGACTGTAAGGAAGACGCTCATCCCATTGCATCCTCAAGAGAGGCTTTATATCCTGCATTATAGAGGCTGTCGCATAGAGCCTGCATTAAATCAAGGGTGTCTGTATTTAGCATATCCCAGAAGATAAGAGCCTCTGCTGTGTCATAGGGAGTGTTAGCCGTCACACAGGTGACAAATTGTTCTTTTTTATGTAGGTTCATTGAACTTCTACTCCTTTAAATACTACCCAAACCATCATGTGGAAGTTCCCTTCTGTAAAATAGCTGCAACAGCTTTCTTATGCTTTAATGCTTGAAGCTCTCGTTCAAGCTTTCGTACATATACATCCATAGCAATTATTACTTCGTCATTGGCTGTAAAATCTTCTTGTTGTTTAGAAAGATAGGCATCATCCACCATCTCCTCCCATAAAGCTCTTTCCATTTTATTCATCATACCTACTCACGATAATATCAGACACATCTCCTGCTAGGTTCTGCCCATTAGGCTTACTGCTAGAGAGGCGACCTGTTTGGGTTACACATTGGTTGTAAGAGGGAAAGAGCATTCCTTGTTCCCAGTCCATTTCTTTATTCAAGGCCGGTAGGCCCTCATAATAGGTTCCAATAAGTTTGTCTACCTTACTTAGCTGTTGAATGAGAGGTACATATTTCTTAGCAAAAGGCCCTTTAAGTTTCTTTAAAGTGCCTTCGGCTGTCGAGAATACATTCTCTTTCCCCATCTCACTCTTAGGCAAGGGTTGCACCATTCGAGGCAGGGTGTGCTCAATATCCTTGTTTACATACTTTACCTGTCCTTTCTTTGCTCCTGACTTATAGAAACCATCAGCCTGCTTAACAGTTTCAACAATAGTGCCGCCATATAAGAAAGCAGAAAGCTGATCGTTGCTACCAAAGTTAATAGGCACACCAGGATAAACAGCAGACAATAGAGAAAGAACATTGTCCCGTAGTGCCTGGCAATCTGCCACACGTTCTTTACACAACTCCTCATTGTATTTTAAACCATTCCATTCCATTTCAACAAGGGTTAGCAAATCCTGACAGGCAAGTTTAAACAATCGATATAAAGCAGGGCGTGATTCAAACTGAGTCCTTTGGAGGGTGTACACTTGATAAGTGAGTTCCACATCCTGTCTACAATATTCTGAGAGGATTTCCACGGGTACGTGCTGGGTGTCGATACCTTTTTCCCAGAATTCGAGTTTGACAACGTCCAGCTTGCTTGATAGTCCATATTTATTCGCCGTTTCTTCAAGGGAGGGATAGGGCTTCTGCCTGTCCAGCATATATTCTGCAAGCTGACAGCACCAAACAGCCTTAGGGGACTCAAACCCTAGCTTCTTGTTCCATAGGAGGTCAAACTTAGCGTTAAAAGCTACAGCTAGAAACTGTGTAAAATACGTACGCTGTAACTTATCTAAATTAAACTCACACTCAGTCTGATCATTGTCAACTTTCCAACCTAAACAAACAGCCTTACCTTGCAGGCTGTGGGGGTTCCCTTTGGCGAATGTAGAAGTTTCGTAATCGAAGCATAGAGTATTCAAAAGTCTAACTCCGTATTATAACTAGGATTAAACTCTTTCTCAAGGAATTGAACCTGCCAATCAGGAAATTTATAGATCATCTTATCTAGATATTGATAATTAACAGGTTTATCAAAGAGAACCTGCTGTCCTAAACTCTCCTTGAGAAACTTAGGAGTGATGTTTTGCAGTCCTTTCTCTCCACTGTAGAACACTCGACTGAGGGAAAGAGGGAACTTCTCAATATGTTCTTCTACTGTACCTGTAACTTTTATAATTTGAATGGGTACAGGGAAGTCTTTATCAGTAATTTTATAGAGAACATTAAAAGAGCTATCCTCATACAAACCATACTCACATAGTTCTACTTTAGTAAACCACATATGCATCTTTTTGTTTTTTTCTACATCATCTTCAATGAATACATCAATGTCTGCAATTTCTTTTTCTAAAAGCATGTCTCGAATAGCCCCCCCTGCGACAACAACCTTTGCCCCTGGAGGGAGAGCAAGACTAATTTTAAAAAGAAGGTTATCTAAAAGCTTTAAATAAGAAACATCAATAAGCATAACAATATCCCGTATCTAAATGAACAATATATTTCTTTCCATCAAACATAACTGTTTTAGTGTTCGAGGTCTTTGTATCTAGCGTGTTCTGGTTCAATGAGGCACTGGAGTTTCCCGTGCCGTTGCTTTGGGTCGGAGTCGGTGTCTCCCATGAGTTTGTTTTTACTGATGTTGAGAAATCTAATTGATTCCCATCCGGAGTCATGGGTAGTTCCGATTCCCAAAATCCAATCGGCTTCTGCTTGCTTTGCTGTTTTTGCATTTGCGACGTTAGCCATTGTGAGCCAACGAACGCCTTCTCCACTCCCATCTGCCTGAGTACCACCAATGACGGGGGCATATCGTTTTGCGA